GCGGCCGGGTCAATCGAACTCGACCGGAGACTCAAGAGCCCTATACCTCAAGCTGTTTAGTGGAGAGATGTTCAAAGGTTTCCAGAGAAACACAATCGCTAGAGACCTTGTTACCAAGCGTACCTTAAAGAACGGTAAGTCATTACAGTTCATTTACACAGGTCGCACGACTGCTGAGTACCATGTACCAGGCCAGTCTATCCTAGGTAACAGTGACGGAGCACCTCCAGTAGCTGAGAAGACGATCACTATTGACGATCTATTGATCTCAAGTGCATTCGTATATGAATTAGATGAGACACTTGCACACTACGACCTACGTGGTGAGATCTCTAAGAAGATTGGTTACGCTCTCGCAGAGAAGTATGACCGTCTAATCTTTAGAGCCATCGCTAAGGGTGCTAGAATAGCTAGCCCTATCACGAAAGCTAACTTCGTAGAACCAGGTGGAACACAGATTCAAGTTGGTGCTGGTTCCGATGCAGACGATGCATTAGCATCTGATAAGATTGTAACTGCATTCTATGATGCAGCTGCAGCTCTAGATGAGAAAGGAATTAGTTCTGACGGAAGAGTAGCTGTTCTTAACCCAAGACAATACTATGCTCTTATCCAAGACGTAGCAACATCTAATCTAATTAACAGAGACGTACAAGGTACTGCTTTACAAGGCGGAGAAGGTATCATTGAAATTGCAGGTATCAAAATCTACAAGTCAATGAACGTTCCATTCTTTAGTAAGTATGGTACTAAGTATGCTCCTAACTCAGGTGCTGCTGCTGGTACTGATCCAGCAACACTGAACCCAGGTAATACAGGTTCATTCGTAGATGTAGCTACTGAAGACGGAAGAGCTTCTGTTTCAGGTATCAATAATAACTATGGTAACGCTACTGACTTCGCTAATACTTGCGGACTTATCTTCCAGAAGGAAGCTGCAGGTGTGGTAGAAGCAATGGGACCACAAGTTCAAGTAACTTCTGGGGACATAAATGTGATTTACCAGGGTGATGTGATACTCGGACGCCTAGCAATGGGTGCTGACTTCCTGAACCCAGCTGCTTGTGTAGAACTGTTCGCAGGAACTACAACTAAGCCAGCTGCATTCGGTGCAACATATCCAGCTAACGCTTAAAACAATACGGGGGGCTTCGGCTCCCCACCCTAACTAATAAATAATTATGCCTTTTCCAACCACGAACGCCACTGTAGAATTACCTGCCATAAATCAAATACTGTCGTCTTGTGGTCAGGCACCTGTAACGACACTTGATCAATCCAACCCAGACGTTGCAATTGCATATGATACACTGTTACAGGTATCAAGGGAAATTCAAGCAGAAGGATGGACTTTTAATAGAGAACCTCATTATAAGTTCACACCTAATACAGACGATGAAATAGCTATACCAAATAATATATTACAATTAAAATTATCTGAAAACTCAACTAATATTCACTATGATGGGATAAGAAGAAATGGTAAGCTGTATGACAGAATGCATCACAGATATACTTGGCCAGATCATAGTGAAGTAGAATGTGATGTAATATGGGAATTTGACTGGGTAGATATACCTGAACCTGTACAGAATTATATAGTAACAAGAGCTGCTGCTATAACATCACAAAGAATTGTAGGAGATGCAAAGCAATACCAAATGTTACAACAACAAGAAGTTTATTCTAGATCTACTGCTTTAGAATATGAAACCTCTCAAGGTCAGTATACAATTTTCGGACACCCATACGATAAAACTAACTACTACAATAGTTACAAACCGTTCCAAGCCTTACAACGATAATGCCAGCAATTACCCAACGAGTAGATAATTATCTCGGTGGTGTATCTAGACAATCAGATGATAAGAAACTCCCAGGTCAAGTTAAAGAGTGTCTTAATGGGTATCCAGATCCTACATTCGGACTCACTAAAAGACCTGGTTTTAAGTGGATTAAAAATCTAGGTACTGGTACCACATATGATAATTCTAAATGGTTCTATATTTCTAGAACAAAAGATGAAAAATATATAGGATGTATTAAACCAAAACCAAATAGTGGTTATGGTGATATAGACATCTGGAACGTAGATGGAACAGTATGTACTGTAACATTAGATACATCTACATCAACTAATGCCGAAAATTATTTAACAGGATCTAGACTTAACTATGATGTATTAACTGTACAAGATACATCTATTATAACAAATAATTTAATTACAGCTGCTAAACAAGCAGATCCTACATTCAATGCTAAAAGGAAAGCAACCCTTTGCCTTAGTGGTACACCAGTTGAGAACTCATATACAGTAATAATTAACGGTAACTCAATTACTCATACTTCTAATGCTGCTGGTACTTATGATTCAATACTTACTGCATTAAAAACAGCTATAGATAACTTAAGTATAAATGGGTTGACAACTACTAAATATAGAGAAAGCTTACATCTATCTGATAGTAACTCAGCTATAACTATTAGTGCTACTGGTGGTCAAGCTGGTGATTCTATATATGTATTTCAAGATCAAGTTGACAATGTAAGTCAATTACCAGAGCAAACCTTTAATGGACATTTAGTAAAAATAGTAAATACAACTTCTACTGATGATACATGGTTTGCTAAATTTGTAGCTGATGATGGTACTTCTGGTCCAGGTCACTGGGGAGAAGGATTAGATCCAGCTAAATCAGTTGGTGTTGATCCAGCTACAATGCCTCATGAACTTGTAAATACATCTACCAATAATTTTACATTTAGACAAGTCAGTTGGACAGCTAGAATTGTAGGTGATGATACTACTAACTCACACCCTAGTTTTATTGGCGCAAAAATTGAAGCGGGGTTTTTTTATAACAATAGATTAGGATTCCTATCTGGTGATAATGTTTCAATGAGTCAATCACAAGACTTTTATAACTTCTATCACACTTCTGCTCAGACAGTTACAGATGCAGACCCTATTGATCTAAAAGCATCTACCATTAAACCTGCAACTCTATACTCTGTACTACCTACTAACCAAGGTTTACTTCTATTCAGTAAAGATCAACAGTTTATGATGTCTTCTGCTGATGGGGTATTAACACCATCGACTACAAACATACGTGTTATAGCTAATTATGATATGGATACAGAAATAACTCCAGTTGATATGGGAGGTATTATCCAATTTGTAAGTAAGACACCTAGTTATACTCGTACCTTTGGTATGCAAACTTTTGGTCAAGATGAAACACCTAAAGTTTTAGACCTTGGTAGAGTAGTTAATGAGTGGGTACCTGCTACAGTAGATACACTTATAGCTAGTCCACAGAATAAATTTATAGCATTTTCAGATCAAACTTCTAGATATGTATATTTCTATAGAACATATAGTGATGGTAAAGAAACACTTGTTGAAGCTTGGTTTAACTGGCAGCTACCAGGAAATGTACAGACAATTGCTGTTGACTCAGATGATTTCTATGCAGTTACTAAACAAGGTAGTCAATTTACTTTATCTAAATCTAGCTTAAGCCAAAGTCCAGCAGACGCTATTATTGTAAATAATGATGGTCAAAGAATTAACCCTTGTATGGATTTATATACTGAAGCTAGTAATGCAGCAGGTAATAATAAAGTAGATTATGATTCTACTAATGAATTTTCTAAAGTATTTATACCTTGGTCTAATGTTACAAACCTGACACCTGTTATTATTATTAAAGGTACTACAGCTACAGGACAGTTTATTGAATCTGGATTCACTACTACACCTGAAGTCATCACAAATGATGGATCTGATCCTTATTTTAAGGTATTAAAAAAAGATCTAACTAGTGTAGAAGATGATGTTATTGTAGGATGGAAGTATGATTATGATATTACACTACCTAAAACATATCTAAGAACTGATAAAGAGCTTAAGAAAACAGATTTTACTGCAAGTTTAACTATCAATAGAATGAAGTTTGCACTCGGCTTATCTGGTGTATGTGGATTTAAATTAAAATCTAAAGGTATAAGACAAGGTAAAAAAGAATATACAGGAGATGGTTCTACAACTATCTTTAACTGGACTGATGAAGACTTCAACTATGTAGATGATGATCAAATTAAAGTAACATTAGATGGTGTTGTTACTACTGCATTTACTGTTTCAGCAGATAAACAGATTACATTCAATTCAGCACCAGCTAATAATGTAAAAATAGTTATATATCTTGATGAATGGTATAATTTAGTACCAACTGTTATGGCTGATTCTTATTTAGCTAATGATATTGCTATCACAGAACAATCAGTTGTACAAATACCAATACATCAACGAACAGATAATTTCCAACTTAGAATATTTAATGACTCACCATTCCCTGTATCTTTAAATTCTATGATGTGGGAAGGACATTATTCACCAAGACATTATAGGAGAGTATAGATGGTTGTTATAACAGCAGCTGGTGCGCTCATTGGTAGCACCGCAGTAAATGTAGGAATGAGTTTATGGGGTGGCAGTAAGGCAGCTAATGCAGCAGCTGCACAAGCTGAAGCACAGAATAAGGCTATGATGGCCAGATATCAGTATGATATGGATATGTGGGATATGAAGAAGAAACAGCTTCAAGCACAACGCATGGAAGCTGTTGATGGTATCCTAACCAAAGCTCGTAATGATGGTGTTGCAAGAGCGTATACAGACGCTATGAATGAAGAGCAGTATCAAAGAGCCTTACTGATAAGAGATCAAGAACAAGAAGCTAATGAAGCTCAATTCACACGTTCAGAAGAAATATATGATAGTACAACTGATTTAAACTCCAGATCAGCTAAAGCTGCTATGGATAGTGAGCTCATTAAATTAGAAGAATCTCAAGATTCTCGTGCTTTTAGTGCTAATGATGCTTATATAGAAATGCTTCAAGCTGAAGGAGCTTTAAGAGCTAAAGGTGCTTCTGGTAGAAGTGCTAGTAAAAATATCCAAGCCACCTTAGCTGATTATGGTAGACAGATGGAACTTCTTAATGCTACTGATTCTAGTTCAGATAGAAATGTAAGAGGAGTTCTTGATGAAATTATACGAGATAAAACATCAGCAGACTTAACTGCTTATGCACAGAAAATGTTAGATCCGGGTGTACTGCCTGATCCTATTAAGATACCAAAACTACCAGTACCTGAAATAGAATTACCAAGAGTATTGCAATCATATGACTTTGGACCACAACCTGTAATGGGAGCTATGGCTAGTCCAGGTGCAGCAGCTGATGCTGTATGGGGATCAACTATTACAAATATTGGTGGTTCTATTGCTAGCTTAGGAAGCGGATTAGCATCTAATGCTGGTAAGCTAAATGAACCGCTTTTCAATTAAAATAAATCATGGCAACAAGAAGACAATTTCAACCAGCTGGTACGTCCAGAGGTTTTAGAGATGTCGGCAGAGGATTACAAAGCAGTAGATACGAACTACAACAGCAAGCTCAAAGAATAACAGATTCTATGAAGCAGCAAAAGCTTGAATCCAAAGAGGCACAGAAATCTACCATACAAGGTTTAACCGATAAAGCTCGTTTTGAAGAAGGAGTTTTAGCTGAAAAACATAAATTAGAACAAGCTGTAAGGAATAGACAATATGAAGCTTTATCTATTAAAGCTGATAGACATGTAAGTAGACTTGAAGGTGAAGCGAAAGAAGCTGAAAAGTATGCCAAACATTTACAAGATCTTGCTCCTAAAAGAGCTAAGATGTTTGGTAAACTAGCTAAAGGTATTTGGGACTTTACTGAATATCAAGAATATAGATTCCTAAATAATGAAGATATAAAAAAAGGTACCTTTAATTATGCAGATAAGGAGTTCCAGAAAACAAGAAAGGCACTTTATGCCAAACATCTAAAAGATTCAGGTAAAGTACATAGTGCTGATGAATGGAATCTTTTCATACAATCATTTAATGGTAGAGATAATGATGCTTATGCTAGCGGAAAGATTCAAGAAATTCGATCACGGCAAGGCTTTTATGAAAACAGTATAAATGCTCATGTTAGCAATCAGAATCTCAATTTAGAGTATGGTAATGTAAAAGATCTTTATAATGAAGCTGCTTATGCACATCTAGCTTTTCTTGGTATAGATCCTAGATCTAGAGGTGGTAGAGAGATAATAAAGTTATATGACTCTTGGGCTATTGATAAACAAAATAGTTTTATTAATGGTGAAAGAAGTGCGCAGACAATAACTAATATGAATCTACTCTCTGAGCAAATATTTACTGGGAAAGACGGAGATATTGAAATTACAAGAGGTAATTTTGCTAAACTAGTTAAAACCATACAATTAGGTACTTTCTCTACTAAAGAAGGTTATACTAGTGGTCCAGTAAATAAAGCTGATGCAGTGGAAATGGCTATGAACCATATTGTCGAAAGGTATTATAAGAAGATTCATCATGCAAGAGAAATGAGAACATTTTTAGAAAAGTTTACAATACTAGGTGATGAACTTAAAGGTGATAAAGCTACAATCTTTGCTAATGTACATGCTGGAAGAATAGATAATGTTCTTAAAGCCTACGGTATATTAAAGGAACAGGAGCAGAAGTTACTAACTATTGCTGCAAAGTCTGCGGATACACAGAATATAACTGAATTTGAGACTGCTTTGGAAGATCATAATAAATTTAAAGTAGATGGTGTAGATGGTAATGGTAATGAATATACAGTAACTGATGAAGAATTCAATCTATCATGGGTTGAAAAAGCTGTTAGATTTAAACAAGGTACTGAAGTTAGTAAAAACTTCATATTTCATAATGCTGGTATACCTTCAAATGCTTATTCTCTTGCAGGTAACTGGGCTCAGATAGAAGATGCTTTCCTTAGCGGTGATGATAAATTAGCTTATAGATTATTTGCTAAATTAGATACTAATGACCAAGAGAAATTAAAATATGCATTTGAGAGTATTGATATTGTACAAAAATCAGGTATGAGCTATGGAGATATCTACAGCAAAGCATTAAATATTCACCAGCTTGGTGAAGAACAGGGTATAGCTGGAAAAAGAGATTTACATGATTCTGGGACCGCCTCTGTTTATAAAATGGTAAGTAGGATACTTAATAATTACAATTCATTAGTAGATTCTGGGATACCTCATAAGAAAGCTATAGAAGAAGCTATAAAAATAGAGGAAGCTGAATATGCTAAAGGATATGATTTTAAAAATATGAAATCAGGTGAAGGTGAATATAAAAGAAATTATGAACTATTTCCAAATTATGTTAGAAGAAAACATAAGAAATTTGTATATAGTCAATCAAAGAAATTTTCTAAAGAAGATCCAGTATTCTCAGTAGATCAATGGGAAAGTATACTTAATCAAGATGATGATGGTCCATTAGATTTTAGTGATAAAAAACTTTTAACTAGAATTTTAAATGGAGATGGTTTAATTTCTGACCAAAATTTTAATGATCTTGAAGTAGTTGCACAGAATTTAACAAAAGATGTATCACTATTTAGTGGAGAACCTATATCTATTGATGTACCTCCTATTGTTACATTGTTATCTAAAAAATTTAACACTAGTGAAACTGAAATTATTAACTATCTTTTAAAAAGTAGAGGATCTTCATATAGATTTACTGATGATGGTCATGATGCAACTAATCTAAAAAATGGTGATAAATATGTTGCTCCATATAATATAATGGGTACTAATTATTTTACTGCTGCTATGACTGGTCAAAATGTCAGACCTACAGATAATATGACAGCTATTTACTTTAACAATGGAAGACAAATATTAAAGTCTCATTGTGTTCAACATGAACTACCTGAATTTAATGTACCATCTGATTTACAAAACTATGATATAGATACTAGTAAAAAGTTTTACGAAACTGGAGGTACACACTACATAGGTTTTGAAGATATGAGTAGCTTATTTGGGTTACAAGGTATGACACGTTGGGTCAAGCAAGGTCAATTACACGTAGGCAACGATCCTTATTAATATGGAAAACGAAGAAGAATTGCTCCAAGAAACTGGAGATAAAGAACAAAGCTTAGTGGAAAGTCCTACTGTAACTCCATTACAAGTAGGTAGAGAATATGCTACTCCACAAGATCAAATTGAATCTGATACTGTTCAAGGTAATTTTCCTGCACCATTTCGTAGCCGTATCGGTAATAGCTCTGTAGATCTTTCTATAGAAGCAAATGCGAAAAAGATGAAAGAGGAATATAATGAATGGTGGAACTTTGGTAAGAAGCGTGGATTCTTAGGCATACCTTATACACAGGAAGAATTCAAAGGAGAACGAGATAAACTAAAAGACGCATGGTACCGTAAGTATCATGGTATGTCATTAGAAGATTTTGAAGCTGCTAGGCAAAAAGATTTTCAAGAGTATGGTGGTATGTATGGTACGGGCGGAGGTTGGAAAGGTGCTGTCAAACAGTTAGATAATAACTTCCAAGCTTTATCAGTACCAGGATTAGCTTATGCTGACTTTACCAATGATGCTCTAGGTACTGTAGTTCCAGGTTATAGTAAGCTTGATGATAGATGGGATGAAGCTACTAAATTAGATAATCCAGTATATGAAAATGTAAGAAAAATACTTTCAATTGTTTTACCTGCTATACATACTGGTGGTAAAACAAGTGCATTACTTAGAGGCTCTCCTGCGGTTCAAAATCTACCTTTATTACAAAGATCCTTAGTATCAATTGGAGCCTATGGTCTTGCAGATAGTGCAGTAACACTACTAAGTGATACTAGTGAAGACCATAATGTATCTAAAACTCTGTCTGATCTAGTGCCAGGTTTATTCGGTCCAGGTGGTATTACACCTATACCAGAAGCATGGAAGACTAAAGAATCTCAAAGTCCAGCAGCTCGTAAGATGATGAACTTTTACGAGAATAGTGTTCTAAGCACTTTTGGTACTATACTTGGTGTTGCTATAGATGCAAGATCTGGAATTAAAAGATCAGTAGATTTTATAGAACCTATTGATGAATCAGCAGCATCATATAAAAGATTAGAGGCAATTAGAAACTCAAATGCTGATGATTTAGTTAGACTTCAAGAACTTAATACTTTAATATCTAGTGGTAAACTAAATAGACAAGTTGAAACACAAATTCTTGATGAGATTTTACAAATTGAGGATAGATTAGGAGTAATATTAGGTGTAGATGATACTATTAAAGCTAAAAATGTTAAATCCAAATTAGAGAAACAAGCAGCAGCTAGACGTAAATTAGATGCTGACCCTGATGCTGGTAAAGAAGCTATTGATCCTGATATAACACCCGGTCTTTTAGATGAATCTTCTGAAGCTAGATCAGTACCACCTCCAGCTAATGTAGCTAGGAATATGGCAGATACTACCGCTATTAAGAACGGTACATCAAAAGGGGATCCAGCTCCTATTATAACAGAAGCTATGAGAGAGAAAGGTCTTATGGTAGGGAATAAATCCCGTGATGCTGTTATGGGTGTAGCTGAAGAAACTAGAGAGATAGGTAGATTCAATGCTGTTGTAGATGGTATCAGATATACTGCCAAGCAGATGAATGCTGCTGCATGGGATATCTATACAAGTATAATAGCTGCTGATAATATAGATGATGTAAGAGCACTATTCTTTGACAATAGAGATGTTAAGAATTTCTTATTAGGTAGATTCAAAGTTGAAGTAATCAATGAAGAACAAGCGAGAGCCGCTGCATTCGCTCTAAGAGATCTTACTGATAGATTCCTTGGAAGAGAAGTTTCAGAAGCATCAGCAAGGGTCATGGATACTCTTGGTAGAGAATCTGCAACACTAGCCGAAACAATACAACAAGGAGCTGGGTATGTAGATGATAATAGAGTGATGGATCTCATCATTGAAAAGATGCAATTCTTATTAGATGAGTATGCTCTTAATAAATACATAGCTGGTTGGCAGTTAAGAAATAAAAATTGGTTTGATCAAGTACCACCTAAAGAATTAGATGATGTTATCGAACAATTAACTGAAGAGTTTACTAATGCAGAAAATGCTATACATGCTAGAAATTTAAGATTCACTAATACTTTAAAAGAAGTAAGAGAAACAAAACCTCATTTCTTAAGACCATTAGTAGATGCTTATGCCCATACAAATGGTGATGTAGATACCTTAATTAAACTTAATAAGTATGCTGCTGGCCAAATATCTCCTCTATCTTTACTTAAAAGTCCAAATCCTAAACAAATGAGTCTATTTGCTAAGGCTACATGGAGTGTTGTAATGAACAATGTTCTTAGTGGTTTATCAGCATTTAGAGCTGCATTAGGTAATACCTATTCTTTAACAGTAAAACCTATTACACAAATATTAGGACATGGTTTCTGGGGTGCTGTAGAGGGAGACTTTACAGGCGTCAAGATGACTATGTATGCTAATGGTGCAATATTTGAAACTAACAGAAGAGCTGTGTCTGATGCTTTCGAGATGATGAAGAAAGCTCATAAAGATCCTGAAATGATGATGAGAGCTTATAGAAAAGATTTCCAAATTCAGGATGCTGCAGAATGGCAGATAACAGAAGGTATGAGACAGGCATGGGATGTAGAAGGTAATTGGGGTAAGACTATTCAGTATGATTTAGCTAGAAATTTAAGAGATCTAGGTAAACATCCAGCCATGAGATATGGTATGACTGGTCTTGTATTCCCAGATGCTTATACTTCTACAATGTTAGCTCATTACTTATCTAGAGTTAAAGCATATGATGATGTATTTAGTGAACTTGGTTACTTTAAGAGATCAGCTGTATTAGTAGCTGAAGCAAGGCACTATCAGAACTTCTTTGATGCAAATGGTCTTATTAAAGATGATGTACTAAGAGCAGTAGCTGGTGAAATACAACTTAACTTAGATGATGGATTAGCTACATGGATGAATCAAGCAACCAATGCTTATCCAATAACTAAAATGATGATGATGTTCCCTCGGACATCTAGTAATGCTATTAAGTTTGGATCCTCTTGGACTCCTTTAAGTTTAATACCTGGTTTTAATAAGTATAGTAAAACTATTTATGCTAGAACTTCTGATGATGTAGCTCAAGCTTTAATTGAACATGGTATTGATCCTACTACAGCTAATGCTGATACAATATTTAAAAATCTCAGAGCAGAGTATACAGGTAGATTAGCTTTCAGTGGCCTATTAGTAGGAACATTATGGTCATATGCTATGGCTGGTAACATAAGAGGATCTGGTCATTACAATGCATCACGTAGAGCTAAAGAAAGAGATAATTTTGGATATGAACCTTTCACTATTAATATAGGTGGTAAATGGGTTAGTTATAAAGACACTCCATTAAGATATGTCTTAGGTCCATTAGGTGACATGGCATATTATGCTAGCGATTTAAATCAACCTATGTTAGAAGATTGGCAAGCTAAACTTGTTTGGACTTTAGCTGCTAGTTTCTTAAATGATTCTCCACTTCAAGGATTTGAACCGCTTGTAGCTGCTACCAATGGTGATCTTAGTGCTTGGAATAGACTTATTGCTAATAGTACAAGGGCTTTGATTCCATTATCTGGTGGTCAAGGTGTTTTAGCTAATGCTATTTCTAGTTCTCAAAAAGATTTAGATGGATCTATTCGACAATATATAATGAATAGACTACCAGGTGCAAATCTAATGTTAGCAGAACAGATTGATATATGGACAGGTAAACCTCTTAATGATATAGATCATCCAGTTCTCAAAATGCTTAATGCTTTAAGTCCTGTTAAAGTTAGTGGTACTAATGAGCCTTGGAGGCAATGGTTACAAGAAATACAGTATGATGGGTTAAGTAGATTAACTAAAGATTCTACTGGATCTTATGAATACACCGCTAAAGAAAGGGAATGGATTTATAGGAGAATAGGTGAAATGGAATTATATAAAGAAATAGAAAGGATAATGAAAAAACCTGAGTATCAAAGACAAATTAAGGCATTGAAACTATTAAGATCTTCAAATTTAAACTCTGTTGATGGTCAAATAGAAATTAAAGAACAGATGTTACCAGTTTATACAGAAATAGATAGTTTATTAAGAGATGCTTTAATGCAAGCAGAATATGAAATGCTCAATGCTAGACCAGATATTGCTAATAAGATTGAAGCACAAGAATATGTCAATCAAAGAGTTAAGGATGGTGACGTAGAAGGTGCAGGTATTCTACAAAAGAAACATTTAGAAAAAAAAACGCTCCTCGAATACGGAGGATCACAATAAATAAATTATGGCTGTTACACACAATTCGTACACAGGTAATGGTTCCACCACCAATTACGCATTCACATTTCCATATTTAAAGTCAACTGATATACAAATTCAGCTTGATGCAGTAGTACAAGCAAACAACACTTGGTCATTAGCTAATGCTACTACAGTACAATTTAATACAGCTCCAGCTAATGGAGTAGCAATAAAAATCTTAAGAGACACGAACGTTGACAATTTAGCAGCCACCTTTTATGCTGGATCAGCAATTAAATCAGAAGATTTAAATGATAACTTTACTCAAAGTTTATATGTAACACAAGAAACAGAATCTAGATCTTTTGAAAATACAGGTCTATCTACCATGATTGGTAACCTCAACATGGGTGAGGATACTGTTATCAAATTTGAAGGTGCTACAGATAATGATTATGAGACTACTCTTACTGTTGCTGATCCTACAGCTGATAGAACTATTACCCTACCTAACGTAACAGGTACAGTAGTAACGACAGGAGATACAGGTACAGTTACATCTACAATAATAGCAGACGGTACTATTGCAACAGGAGATATAGCAGACAGTGCTGTAGCAACTGCAAAGATAGCTGATAACGCTGTAACCACTGCTAAAATAGCAACAGATGCAGTTACGGCAAATGAAATAGCTAATAATGCTGTTGGTTCAGCTCAAATAGCAAATGATGCTGTTGGTTCATCAGAAATAGCTGATGGTTCAATTGATCTTGCACATATGTCAGCTAATTCAGTTGATAGTGATCAATATGTAGATGGTAGTATTGATACTGCTCATATTGCCGACAGCCAGATAACTACAGCTAAGATAGCTGGAGATGCTATTACTGGTGCTAAAATTGCAGATGATGCTATAGACTCAGAACACTATACTAACGGTTCTATAGACACAGCACATATAGGTGACTTACAAGTTACTACAGCTAAAATAGCAGCAGATGCTATTACTGGAGCTAAAATAGCTGATGATGCTATTGGTACTGAACATATTGCAGCTAATGCTGTTACTACCTCGGAGATTGCTGATGCTGAACTCACAACGCTTGCTAGTATGCAAGCAGGTACTGCATCTATTCTCGCAGGGGGTACTGCTCTTGCTGCTACTCTTACTGAGATTAATACAATCTGCGATGGTAAGGGTGTGGAAACAACTATCACTGATGATGATACTAAGTACCCAACTTCAGGAGCTGTCGTTGATTATGTTGCTGCACAAATTGCTCCCCTAGGTGGTCTTGAGGTTATAGCTAATGAAGTTAGTTTTCCTAATACCCAACCAGCTAGTGGTGTAGTTATATCTATATCAGATGCAGGTGGTGTAGTATTTAATGGTTCTGGTACATCTACAACAGGTAGAACTGTAGGTAGTTCTACTGTAACTATTAATAATGCTCCTTCTAGTCTTAATAGTGAGACACTAGCAGCTGGTGTAGGTTTAATGGTAAGCTCTACAGGCTCAGGTCAGGTATATAATTATCATAAGATTTTAGGTAAAGAAGATGATATTAAACAGTTATCAGATGATATCAATGACTTCAATGCTAGATATCGTGTAGCAAGTTCAGCACCGGGATCAGCTAATGACGAAGGTGACTTATACTTCGACACAACTGCTAATAAGATGTATGTGTACGATGGATCTAATTGGGGTCAGGTTACATCTACTGGAGACTTTAAGTTCTTATTCCTCTGCCCTACAGGTGGAACTGGAGCTCCTACTATAAATGGCAGTGTTGCTACATATGATCTAAGAGAAGGTAGTAATTCAGGTACTGCAGCTAGTGTAACTAATGCAGCACAATTAATGGTTAGTATTAATGGTGTAGTACAGAAACCTAATACTGGAACTAGTGCTCCTAGTGAAGGTTTTGCAATGGTAGATGCTAATACTATTATATTTGGATCTAACCTGCCTACTGGTGCTGAAGTATTTATAATTCAATCTGGCTCAGCTTTAACTATTAATACTGTAGGAGATAATACAGTATCTACAGCTAAGATACAGAATGCAGCTGTTACTAC